TCCAAGGACGCATACCTAGCCGGTAGCTAAGTTCCCATTCGCGTCCCATGTAAGAGTAGATACCGATAAGGAAATGGAAGACAACGAGTTGGAATGGTCCTCCGTTGTAGAGCCATTCGTCGAGACTGGCTGCTTCCCAGATGGGATAGAAGTGCAGTCCGATTGCATTTGAAGACGGGACAACTGCTCCCGATATAATGTTATTTCCGTAGAGGAGCGATCCAGCAACAGGTTCACGAATGCCATCAATATCAACAGGTGGTGCGCCAACGAAGGCGATAATGAAACAAGTGGTAGCTGCAAGCAGCGTGGGAATCATTAGGATTCCAAACCAACCGACATACAGACGGTTGTTAGTAGAGGTAACCCAGTTACAAAAGGCTTCCCAGTTATTTAGTTTTTGTGGTCTTGAAAGTACAGCGGTCATTTAAGTAATAGTTCATGGTTGGGTAAGTAAGATTAAGTAAGACCAGTTTTAAGCCTTGGCTGGCTAGAGCTAGGGGAGGAATTGCACCCCCCTTATTCTATTTAGCTATTTCTTTTTAGCGGTTTTAGCTGAACGTTTGAAGTTAGCTTTAGTAGGAGCACCTGCAGATCCAGGCTTCCTCATCTTTTCTCCACTACCGCCAGCAATGCGTTTGCGCTTGGCGTGGATGTTTGCATAGAGACCAGGTTTAGCCATTACTTCTTAACTCCCTTCTTAGGGGGACGTCCTTTCTTCGTACCGTATGTTCCTTTACCTTGTGGCATTACCAAACTCCAGGGATAAGTTGACCAGTCAGTGCATAAGCACCTAGTGCTGCGATGACACCTAGCATTGCCAGACGACCATTAAGCAGCTCAGCATTAACGTTGTGATTCACTTTAGTTTCATCCATATACATACGTGGTTCTGTAGGCCAGATCTGTGTATCGTTCATCAGAAGTTGTACTTCAGACCTGCTTTAGTTCCATAGCTAGTTGTATCACCAGTCAGGAAAGACACCTCTCCATATACAGACAGTGCATCGTTGATGCCATACGAGCCACCTGCTTTACCAGACAGTTCGATGTCACCATCAGCATTGTCAGGAGCAAGCAGGGCAGGTCCTCCCTGCACGTACCAGTTAGCACCTTCGTAACCAACGTGTACATCTGTCGCGGAGCCGGTGTAGTCAGAGCCAGCGAAACCGGAGTTGACTTCTACGTTGGCGTAAGGTCCAGCCAGTACTGGATTTGCAGCCAACAAAGTGGCAGGGAGGAGTGCAATAATTTTTTTCATTGTAATAGTTAAGGTTAATAATTTAGAAATTTACGTTTGAACGTTCAAGCTTGGCCATGATCTCTTGGCGGTAAGCAGGGTCGCGGTCATACCTAGGGTCTTGCATTGCATTGACTACCTCAGCTTGACTTTTAAATCCCTTAGTTGTTTCAGTCGGAGCCTTACCTTGAACAAGCTTACCTTCTACTCCGACTTTATCACCGTAACGATAAGATAGGGCCTGCATTGCAAAGAATGCTGCATTGCGATCCCCCGATTCCATTACGGAATCGTACATCTCAATCTCGGTGTCACTGATATTATCCACTGCCCAGGCAATCATCTCATTGTATTGCTTTTCACCACCAATTGAGTTCATTAATGTGGTGGCATCTTCTTGTGTAATCTCACTAGTAGGTTGAGCATTTCTGTACTCAAGGTACATCTTTGCGAGATCGGTTGGATTGGATTCCGAGAGTTCTTTTAGAATATCATCGCTGTACTCTTCGCCTTTTGATTGTTCCCATAGACGATCGAATAAGGATTCATCCGCTTCTTCTTCTTCTTCTCCACTATCTTCTTCTTTAGGTGTGTCCTCTTCTTTGTCAGAACTATCACCAAGTTTTTTCTGTAGTTCTATATAAGCTGCTTCTAATTCTTCAGCATTTTTGTACTTACCAGCAAGCATAGTCTCCTGGTCATTGGCCATTTCCTCGCCAATAGCTAGAGACTCCTGCTCATCTGAATTTAGTTCTCCCTGTGCATTTTCTTCAGGGAGCATTGACATTACTTCTGCCATTAATAATTATTGGAGTGGTGGTTGTTCTACTTGTTGATCAACTAGTTGTGGATTTTTTGATGGGTCCATCATCGGACTCTTCATAGCATCTACGTTCATTTGCTGCTGCTGCATCGCCATTTCTTGTTGCTGTGCAGCCGCTTGTTCTTGCTGAACTTCTTGCATTGAACGTACAAGGTTTAGAATATCAATACCTTGTGCTGCTGCAAGTCGTTTAATAACCTCATCAGTGTTGATAAAGTTTGCAATTGCTTCTGGACCTAATGTTTGTGCAAGTATTGTTAGGAATTGTGCCAAGCTTTCTCTGTCTTGTCCACGTCCTAATGCATTGATACCTGCAACAATAGTTGGCTTGACAATATCCTTTGGAATTTTTGGGATCTCTCCCTTGCGTTCTGCATCACTAAGTTTTTTATTTAAGTATGGAACAAGGAAGTCAACAGTAAGCAAACTAAATAGTCCTCCTAGTTGTTGTTCTAGTTCCATCTGTGTCATGCGTACTTCTTCAGCAGTAGTACGTTCACTTTGTCTGATGTTTAATACAAGGAATGCATCACTGATTCGTTGAGACAATGTACCAACCATTTCATATGCAGTACGGAAGTCGGCTGTCTTACCAACTTGGATAACACCGATGTCATCAGGTCTGCCCTGAATGATCGCTCCGTTGCCCGCTGCTGCCAATGTAGAAGGCTTAGTTGTACTTGAAGGGCTCACAGTAAAGACAACCTTAGCTGCCGCTGCTGACCCTTCTACTAATGCCTGAGACAGTCCCTCAAGGGATTTAAGATCGCCAATAAACTGACCAACTCTGCCCCGCCCGTAGGCTTCACCATCGACTGTATTAAACCTAAGCGGAATCCAAGGGTTTAAATTAATAGGTGCTTTACCTTGTGATCCTTTTACCAGTTTGTCGTTCACCTCTTGGTGCCATACAAACCGATTGTTATCACGCCTGACGTGTGTATACACATCGACGTCATCACCATAACCCCCATCATCATCAACGCGATTGGGCTCTAGTACCTCTTTAGGTACTTGCGTTTCAATAAGATCTTTAGAGATCCTTTCCTTTGTGACTATTTCAATCACTTGACCGTTCCCATCTCGATCCACTACGTAGCGGTTCAGAGGATATACCTTTAGTCCTTGTTTACCCATAAAGACAAGTGCATTACCTGCTACTACTAAGTGCAGCAGTGCTTGGTGTACAGACACTCGGTCATCAGATGCAGAAATAGATTCAAGAATGATCCTCTCTACTTTGGCAAAAGACAAGTCAAGTTCTGACTTCATCTCAGGTGCCATGTTTTCACCAAGTTGACTTTCGTCTAGTTGTAGTTTGAAGAAACTTGTCTGAACAGGTAGGAGAGCTAGCATTAATTTACTTGCTAAAGTGACACATCCCTTGGCACCCACCGATTGGTAAGGAGTCTTGAGTTGTTTCATACCTGTCATGTGTTCTTCATGACCACGGATTAAATAAGGAAGGGTAAGCTCTGATGCTTGCCTAGCTTCTTCTAAAAATTGAGAACGATCGCTTGCTAAATAGTCATACCTAGTACGTGCGTTCATTTAGGATACGTTTAATGTTGTGTTTCTAATTCCTCTGATTCGATCACCTCTCCTACCAAAGGAGTCCCGCATAATTCTTTGTCCAACACCTTGCGGTGTAGCTCTAACTCCAAAAATTGGATTCCTTGTAGCAGGGTTCATCTGCGCTGTCAATGTTTGACGCATATCAGTCATTTGTTGCTGATAATTTTGTTGTTGCTGTACAAACTTGTCGTCGTATCCCTTAATTGCATTCATTAATCCTGATATCTGTGTACCAAAATTGTCTTCCATCGTCTGTAACTGTGCTCCATAGTCTGGAAGTCCAGCCTTATATTCTTCAAACAATTCCTGAGCAGTTGGTTCAGTTTTTACTGGAGCTGTTTCAGAAGTTGCAGGATTTGTTTCAGTGGCTGCAGGAGCTGGGGTGGCAGCTGGTGCTGCAGTTCTAGCAGTTGTCAATGCATTATATGCACCACGTTTAATCTTTAGTGGTTCAAATGTAGGTCGCGTACCAGTACGGTTTCTTGGATTATGAACTTCAGGATCTCTGTTATCAAAAGCTCGACCCGCGTCACGGTAATCACCGATGTTTCGGTTTTGAATCGCTTGTAGACTGATGCCTTTATTTGCTGCTTTCTGTCCTTCTTTCTTAGAGATTTTACCATCCTTAGAAATTTTTCTAATAAATGCTACTCTTTTTTCCTTTTCTTTTCTTTGTTTTTTACTTTTTTTAGCCATTAGTTTTCCTCCATGTAACGGATGACCCACTCAACAACACTGCGTTGACCAGATCGATACATAATTTTCTCCATTGAATCATCAGGTGTAGGTGTAATGGGTGGGAAAGTTTCTTCTAATTGATGTGTAAGACCACGGGCTTGCATACCCACGGTCTCAAGCATACTGAGGGAGGTTGACATTACTATGTTCAAAGAATGCTGGCATCCGTGCTGACTTAGTGAAGGAAAGCTCAGGAGCTTTGCCTTGATACATCAAGTTGTCACTGGAATCCAGCCAAAATTTTTTGTCTAAATATTTATCGGTATTGCTACCGAGTGGTTGCATTACCCAGTTGATTGTGGCTTTACGTAGTTTGTCTAGACTTGGAGAAACCTCCAGTCCTAGTTCTCTACATACAATCGAATTAGTTGCAACGTGAATTTGTTCATCTCGTGACACGTCGGCACTCACGGTACGCATTCCACTGTCACCATTAGCGCGGAAGAATGGTAAAAGAACGAAGAAAATTGCACGCTCGGCAACCATCGCTTTGAGGATCGTGTGATCTGGATGCGCTGTCCAAGCATCACGTAGCCGTAACGCTTCAGCTTCAGCCTTTTGATCAACCCCGTAAGCATTGGCAATGTAACCAAGTGCCAGGTCATGGTTCTCTTCGTCTTTGATGTTTGACTCGAGAATCTCTCGCGATGACTCCGGTACGTCGGTAACCAATGCATCACGAATAAAATCTCCCACAGGCAGTTCCATATGTCTTAAGGCAAGGGCACGGAGCAACGTTTCGTGTGCACCCTCCTTGCATGTACCAGCAGTTGTTTGTACTGGTGTCCATTTCCGTTTCCGGTTTAGTAGTTTCTGATAAGGATTC